GCTGGTCTCCATAAAACTCCTCAAGAGCTGACTCAACCAAAGCTAATTTTTCTTGCTTGTTCATAGAAGTTCGCTTTCTGTTCCATCTTCTTGCATAACTTTAACCAAGGTCTTTTCTGCTTTATCAAGTGTTGCTTGCAATTCTTTTGAAAGGACTATTCCTTTTTGAAATGCAGTAATAGCATCTTCTAAAGCAATTTCACCATTTTCTAAACTCTGAACAATAGTTTCAAGCTCTGCTAAATTATCTTCAAATTTCTTCTGTTTTGACATCTTTAACCTCTAATTCTACATGACCATCTCTCATCATCAACATCACCTGGTCATTTTTTTTCAAATCATTTGCTGAAGATACCACGGTATCCTCTTTTTTAACAATCGCATATCCCCTTGCTACAATACGACTCGTATCTAACATGAGTAAAGCTTCTGACAAGCGTTTTACTTCAGCAACCTTAGCATCATAGATCACAGCCATCTGGCTACGCATTAATTTTTGTAACTGTTGAATACGGTCTTGGTAGCGCTGAATCTTGACATTTGGCGATAATTGCTCCAAACGGTGAATTTGAGCTTGAACCTTCTGTTGATTTCTAACTAACTCACCATTCAATCCCTGCTTCAGTCGAAGCATTAACTGATCCAAACGTTGCAGATATCCATCATATAAACGCTCTGGTTGTCTAAAGATGACTGATTGACTAAGCCCTCTCAAGGCTTCTTTTTTCTTTGATAAAGTATTTTGTACAGCAGTAGCCATTCGTTTCTCTTGATTTTTAAGGTAGGTCAGTAGATCTAACTTAGTCACAGGTGTAGCTAACTCTGCTGCAGCAGTTGGTGTTGCTGCTCTCTTGTCGGCAACAAAATCAGCCAAGGTTACATCCGTTTCGTGGCCCACACTTGAAATAATAGGAAGGCGCGATTCAAAGATAGAACGCACTACAATCTCTTCGTTAAAAGCCCAAAGATCCTCAATTGAACCACCACCACGACCAATGATCAGAACATCCAAGTCTTCTCGTTCATTAGCTCTAGCAATGTTACGGGCAATCTCCTCTGCTGCCCCTTCGCCTTGAACCTTAGTAGGATATAAAACAATCTCAACCCCTGGGAAACGTCTGCTAATGGTAGTAATAATATCCTGTATAACAGCACCACTACGACTAGTCACAACCCCGATGCGTTTTGCAAACTGAGGGATTGCTTGTTTAAAGCGTTCTTGAAAAAGGCCTTCTTCTGATAATTTCTTTTTTAATTGTTCGAACTGAATCGCAAGAGCCCCTACACCATCAGGCTCTGCCTTTTCAATGATGATAGAGTAACTCCCACTTGGTTCATAGACTTGGACACGACCGATAACATTGATCTTCATCCCTTCTTCCAAATCAAAACCTAGTTTCTGATAAATACCTGACCAAATAGTTGCTTGTATAACAGCTCGATCATCTTTTAGAGAAAAATATTGATGAGTTGGACGCTTCCGGAAGTTAGAAACCTGACCAGTTAAATAGACCCTCTCCAAGTATGGGTCTTTATCGAATTTCATTTTCAGATACTTAGTCAAAGTTGTTACCGACAAATACTTTTCCATCTCAACCTCCTTCTTTCTCTAGTTTTTCCTGGGTATTATTATACCAAAAAACCGTTTAAAAATCTCTTTTTTCACCTCTAGAATACGAAAACAAGACTGGATTTCTTTGAGCTTGTCTAATAATATACAAAAGCCCTCGGAAAAATCCAAGGGCTTTCATTAGTTCACTGAACTAGATTATTTTTTCAAGTTGTAGAATGATTTCAATCCACGGTATACTATTTTTAGTAGTATATATAAGAAGAAATAAATCCAAAAACCTATGAAATAAGCATAAATAAGAGATAAACTACATTTATTTTTTACCATAAAAATATAAAAGTTTACAACTTATGCCCCCTTTTTGCCCCTTTCCATCTCATACATCTGCACAGAATGTAACACCAAATCACGATACTTCCAAGATGATACCAGATACTCAATGACTTCCTGGTCCTCTATCTTGCATTCCATCAAGAGCAACAACTTGACCGTGTACTCATTTTTTAAAATCGGCACCTGGTAAGTCACATCTACCCAATGCTCAAAGCCTAAATCTGTCTGCTCTACATTTGCTAGTTCAATATTTAAAATCTTCATTTTTTCCTCCTACTTATCTATTCGTAGAAAAAATAAAAAACAGTAAAAAAATCATTACTTTCTTTTATTTTAGAAACTACTTTCAGAGCAAACAAAAAACCGCCAGCAAACGCCAGCGGTCGTGTGTAATTAAATTCTGAAAGTCTTTCTATTTTATTTTAGCTTGTCGTAATTAGCCCATCTGGCTCAATTGTGAATTCTGCTTGCTCAGCCAATCGGCCATCTTCAAGCATGAGATAGTATCCGCCATTATACGGCACGAAGCAGTCTGATTTCATATCGCCATTTTGAGCGTCAAGATAGTACCATTTCTCATACCATTTGACCCACCCTGTGGCCATTGCACCATCTCGGTTGAAATAGTACCATTTCCCATTGATTTTCTTCCAGGATGTGGCCATGTAGCCATCCTTGTCAAAATGGTACCACTTGCCATCTGTGTGCTTGAGCCACTTATTAGAGTACATGTATCCTGACTCATCAAAATAGAACCAAGATTTATTTTCCTCAATATACTCAAATTCTCCCTTAGGGTATGAGCCATTAGCTCTAGCGTACCAGTACCCTTTGTCATCCTTTTGCCAGCCTTTTTTAGGCGCCTCAGGTTGAGCATTTGGATTAGTTAAGCGGTAAATGTAGTAGTAAGGGCGCCCAGCGTATACCCAGATGTCATCATGGTCATTGACTGAAATCCCATCATAGCGATAATTGCAATGGATGATGTTATCACTATCAATGAAAATCCCTGTATGACCTCCAGCGCCTGCTGAGGCTCCTTTGCGACCCCATATAAAGACATCTCCTCTCTGAGCGTCCCATGGAGTATTTTCTGAGATGAGCTCATAACCGTTCTTGACAAGCCAGTTATGCTCATACTCTGTATTGACAGCCCATCCTGCTGATACTGCTCCAGCACTTCTTAGGGCATAATAGACTGAGCTAGAGCAATCATAAGAGCTATCTCCGTCCCGTTCTTCCATGCTATAAGAGACTCGACCCTGTCTAGCTTTCATCCAGGCGATAGCATTCTCAATGTTTATTGACATTTATATTTTTCCTTTCATTTTAAGGTAGTGTTGTAGGCCACGGTTCACTTGTTAGGTAAGAAATAGAACTTACTCGAATATCTCCGATATCTCTATCGGTAGGGACTGGATCAGTAAACTGGAAGCGCAACATATTGCTATCTCCAGCACCTCCCAAGTACCAAGTGCCGTATGGTGTGCCCTTGTCGTTGTAAATTCCTCCGATAAGGCTAAACTCTGAACGGAAGCCAACAGGAACTCCACCTAGTCCTAAAATAAAGCAATTACGCTCACGGTCAGATGGCTGGATAGAGTACCCAGCGCCACCACGCCTTACGATACCAAACCAACCCCACGACAACCCGCCGAATTGATACATGACGGTATCATTCTTTCTGCGTACTTTAAGATAAGATGCGCCTAGTTTTGAAACAATATTCAGCGTTCTCCAACCAGTATCGCCCGTCAAGACTTCCCAGCCTTGATTGTCGTTTCCTTTTCGTTTTATCCACTTCAACGCTCCATTAGTAACCGCCGTATCGACGTAAGTAGTCCCGACTGGTGCGCTGACTTTCCCATTCGGAAAGCCAGTACCGTGAATTTCGTACTGGTTCGCCTGGTTATTCGGACTAGTCGAAGTTGGTAGAGTGACGTTTCCACCTCCGTCCGATAAGATAAGAGTATTTCCTTCAATACTCAATTTTTGAGGAATTCCCACACCATCACGACCGTTTTCGCCTTTTGGACCAGTTAAACCAATAGGTCCTTGAGGTCCAGTAGGACCGACTGGTCCAGGTTCTCCACGAGGTCCAATAGGTCCGATGTCTCCTTTAAGACCTGGTTCTCCTCTTTGACCTTGCTCACCTCTTGGTCCATCTTGTCCACGCTCGCCCTGGATACCTTGTGGACCGATAGGGCCAGTTAAACCTTGAATTCCTTGTGGTCCTTGAAGGCCGATTTCCCCTCGTTCACCAGGTGGACCTTGTGGCCCAGGGGCAAGTGAAATATTCTGTATCTCTTCCTTCGTAGCGAACTGACTCGTGTCGATTTCAGGCTTAGCTTCTAAGGCTGCTAAACGTTTAATGATCTCTGAATTGTCTTGTGCAGCACTCTCAATATGAATAGTCTTGAGAATTTCTTCTAATTCTGACCTTGTAACAATGCTATCAATGTCTACGATGCGACCTGTCTTCTGCTCGATAACAGGCGCATTCTTAGATTTATCAAGCTCACTAACTCGAACATTGAACTGAAAACTGTACACGTCAGCAGATTTTTCAATCTCTTCAAAGTAGATGTATCCTACCACAGGTTCATCAATCGTAATCAGTGATGTGTCGAATTTGACAGTGAAGGTATTATCTGCGATTGTCGCATCAACTGTTGAGTATCGTTTTGAACGCTTGAAATAGAACAAGCAAATGACTTTGCTAGCAGCTAGATTGTCAATCGTGAATTTGAATTCAGCGATGTTCTTATCCATACTGAAGAATTCTTGGTAAAGTCTATCCACATCTCTATTATTCGATGTGATTTCAAGTTTCTTTTCAATGGTTTTCTTCAAATGTGACTCCTTTCTTTAAATTTTAAAAAAGAGAACCCAAAAGGGTTCTCTGATTTATTTCTCGGACCAAGCATCGTTCATTTGCTTAACCGCAGATTCAACGAATGTGTCCAGGTCTTTGTCCGTCATGCCGATGTTGTATTTGTTCAATTCAGCACGGATTTTGATTCGAGCCTGCTCTAACTTCTCTTCACCTTTAAAACCTGTTTCAGCTGATACCTGTTCAACTGCATTGACCGCATTCTTGGCCAAGATTTCGACAATCTTTACTGTCTGTTCGCCACCTTTTTTTACCAGGTATTCCTTGATTGATTTGACTGCGATTCCAGTCAAAATTACCAGAATACTAATTGCTGCATTGATGATGATTTCGTTAATTTGATTCATTTTAATTATCCTCTTTAATTTCTAGTTCGAGAAACTTCTCGAACAATACCTTAACCGCGCCATTTCCGCCGAGTTCCACGTAGCTTTCGTAAAGTTTGGAGAGCTCTTCAATTTCATGTTGATTCGTTTCACCTCGCTTGATAGCTTTTTTCAAATTTTCTTGCAGTCGAAACCGTTGGATTCGTTGCAACCCTTTGCTAATTATTGACAGATTTTTATTGTTATCCTTCCCGATTTCCTCAACTGCATGAACTGATTTTTCAAGATCCATAATCTTATCAGAAAGATCGCTCAAACGCTTATCAGCTTCTTTTGAAGTTTGAGTGCTTCTGTAAGAAAAATAACTTGGAATCATCACTACAAGAATCGTCGTGATACGTTCCATAAATACTGACCAATCCAATTGAATCACCCCCCTTTTTTAGTGTAGTAATCCTATTGAACAGGTTGAGTTTCTAACTCAGATTTAGGCGCTTGCCATTTCCACACTGCAAGAATGCCATTTTGAGATGGTGAGCCTTCTAGCTGTTGAAGTGTTTCTCCCTGATAGATAAACTGCTGGTTAGTTTGAATCAAGATGCGTTTTCCTTCACCGTTCAATTCAACATGTTCAGGGTCTTCAATCGCAAACATTGAACCAGGAGCGTAGCTCTCACCAGTTTTTACAAGTGGAAAGAGTTCAACGAGCTCTTTATAAGTTGTACCATAAGCGATTTTTTCACCCATGATAGAATCTTGAGCCATAACACGAACTACCTTATTGATTTTTTCAGTGATTTCAAGCAGCTGGTTCTGTTTGTTTTCAGTTTGGGTAAGCTTCTGTTCAGCTTGCTCGATTTTAGATTGAGCTTGGACGATTGCACTTCCTGGATCTAATTCAGCCTTAATGATATTCAAAACCGCTTGAATAAGTGTTTCTTCATTGTCTTGAGTGCGGTCTCCAACGAGTTCACGTTGGTTGGTGCTGTAGCGGTTGCCTTCCTGCAGTCGAATTTCAACAACGGTTGTAGTTTTGTCTCCGAAACCACGAGTATAAGGTTTAGTTGCGAGTGTGTAGTTATTTAATGTCATTTTGTTTGTCCTTTCACTTCTTCAAATTTTGCTTTAAGTTCTTCATCTGATTCGATGATTCGTTTCATCTGCTCTAGTTCCATTGCTGTAACTGTGTATAAAGCTTCTAGCGTAGCTGATTGAGTAGCTTCATTGCTGACTCGTTCAGCTAGTGATTTAATCGTCAGACTGCTAATCTGCTTGTCTTGTTCGTTCATGTTGTTGTTTCCAACCTTTCTACCTTCTGATTTAGTTCTTGAATTGCCTTAATAAGATAAGGCACAAGTGCGAATGTGTTATATGAGTATGCGCCGTCTGGATTTTCCAGAAAAGCTTCTGGTGCGACTTTCTGGACATCTTGAGCCATGATACCGCAAGCGATATCTTCAATCTTGTCATCGTATTCCTTACGATAAGAGTATGTTTTGAGTTTCTCAATCACATCCAGTCCAGATACTTGACTGTCTTGGATATTGGTCTTGTATCTGCGGTCTGAGATATCTTTATTCAAAGTGAACCATGAATACGAATTATCAAAACGATACAAGTAAGCATATCCAGCTTTCTCCTCGATACGCTTGAAGGATGGCGAGTGAATCCAATATCCTCCTACACCACTATCCTGGTCGGTAATGTAATAAATATTACCGCTGACTTTCAAGTTCCCGTGAATAATAGGTGTATTCCAAAATTCAGCTTGATTGTAACAATACATTTTTCCGTTATTCTTCACGAACCATGCTGAATTACCAGGACTCTCCCAGTTGTTCCCCCAGTTGACCCAAAGGGCAGTTTGTCCCCATTTACCAGAACCACTACCCATTCCAACATTGAAATGGTTTTGACCAGTCAGCCAATAACTATTTGGGTCTTTATCGTGAGTACCGATTTGGAACCCGCCAATCTTACCCTTATAACCCTCAAGCAGGGTAGCAGATACTACTACTGACCTCAACTTGTTGATAAAGGCTGTTTTAGCAGCTAAAGTATCCGTGAAAACATCACTTGACACAAGCTTCTTCGCTAGAGCTGTATCGAATATCAGCTTTTCTGCTGAGATTGAATTTGAGCGAATTATGTCAGCATTCAACGTACCTACTTTGGCATCTCCAACAAAAAGACGTTTGAAATAACCATCAATTGCAGTTATCTCGTCAGCAAGCGTCTTCCCTTTTAGACGGATTTTATTTGCTTCAATCAAAGCATTCTTTGGTGCTAGGTTGATTTGAGATGTAACCGCACCAGGTCCTGTCAAGGTTTGGATAGCGTAGGAATCATGCAACTGTGACACCTGAGTTTGTGTGACAACATCCTGTGTGGATGTGTTGTCGCTGAATTTTTTAGGAGGTTTGTCGCCACGGATTAAAGAGACTTGTCCAATAGCAACTTGTCCGTTCTTCATCAACCAAATTTCGAGAGGGTATTCTCTTGATTTTGTCGATGATTTCTGAACGGTCATTGTACCTGTGATAACCTGTATACCAGTTTTTGTAAAAGTCACACGATCAGAGGCAATAACGCTGTCATTGTTCCATAGCTCGATTCCAAGCGGTGCATCTGGTAAGACATCCACCCATACTTCCATGCGATAGCTGAGCTTTTCACCTTTGGTAAAGGTTGAGGTGTTAAGTGGCAATGCGAAACCATGATAAACTGCTTGAGTCTTACCAGTATTTGTAATACGAAGCAATTTAGTGCCAGCTTGAACTTCGATGACATTAGCATCAGCTTGTTTCTTGGCCCACTTGCTGAAATTTGTTGGATCATATACCAGGTTAAAGTCATCCAAGAAATTAGATACACGACTAACTAGACCGTCAGCGGTCTGAATAACTTGTGAAATCGCTTGGTCTTGTCGTTGCAAGGTTTGAGTGTGTGATGATACGGTATCTCGTACATCGTTAAACTCTACAACACTCACAATTTCAGAAGAGTTAACATCGTAGTCTGTCATGCGGTCAGAATGCTCAAGTTTCATACCGCAAATTTCAAGGCTTCCATTACCATTTTGACCAAATTGTATTTTGTTTCGAGTAGTGTCAGCTGTGAATGTGAATTGATAACGAACCCAGTCTGTATTTGAGATAGGTTTGATTGATATGCGATTTGTGTCGTTGGTTGTCCACGAACGCATCAAAAGATTGACGCTTTGTTTTGGACTATTGTTCGCTACTCTAGCCCAGCAAGACATCGTATATTTTTCGCCAATCTTCAAGTCTGTAAATTGTCCGAAATCCTTGTTCCCGCCGTTCGTATTATTAACAACACGAATACCTTTTTTGACAGCGGTATGTGGTGCATCTCTTAATTCAATAACTTCTGTCTGACCATTACCACCAGACAGACTTAATTTCCAAGTCCCTTCTAAACCATTTCCAGAAGGGATGATAGAAGAATTCTGCAAGAGGTTATCATTACGAATAACATCTCTCAGTTTGGTTTCAATCTGTGAGACTGTTCTTTGGAATCCGTCAACAGAATTCTTGACTATATTCTGGACTTGAGTCGCGCTTTGAAAACCTCTGTCATTTGCCAATCTGTCAAAATCAGTACGAGATAATTTCTCGGTAATCTGGTCAGCCTGGACTTCGATTCTGTTTTCAGCAATCCTCAACCGTTCTGTTAACGGGTCAACTTCTTGCTTGGTCACAAGCGTTCTGATTCGGTCTGTTATCTGCTCGATTTTAGCAAAGTTGGAATCAGACAAGCCTTTAGAAGTATTAGCAGACTCAAGAGCGCTTCTAGCTTCTTCCAAAGCTTCTTCAGCGGTTCGAGTAACTGTTGAACCAATAGCGCGAATCTCTTCGATTTTGGTTCGTTGGTCTTCGAGTTTCTCGTTCATGCTGCTATCGAAGCCTGAAAAACGATTGTCGATTTCATCCGATAAAGCGCGCTTGTTTTCCTCTGCTTTAGCTTTAGCAAGCTCAAGTTGTTCATTAAAATCGTGTTTGATTTGGTCAACCTTGGCATCGAACCCTCTGTCTGCTTCTTCTATTTGGTTTTGAAGTTGTTGCTCAAACTCGCTGAATTGTTCAATCTTCTTGGTAAGTGTTCCTGCGTATGAATACTGCGCATCATTGCCGGCTTTACTATCAGCACTAATACGACTACGAAGCCCACCTTTAAAGTTGAAAGATTGGCTCAAAACTGGAGATTTAAATGTTTCTCCCTTGTTCGTTTTGATTGTCACCCATTGACCGACCTCAAGAAGAAGATGCCCTTGGAAGTTCAAATTGAATGGATAGTATCGAATATCCTTGATTTTGTGATACAGGTTATCCAAAATCGATTGAGTCATGAACGGATTTTCAATTTCAAGCGAACGACCTGTGCGAGTTCCGACAGTTAGCCCTTCTTTATCTTTCTTACAAGTAATACCTGCAATCTGATACTCAACTTCACTTCTGGTCAATCCGTGCAAGAAGTAATTATCTGCGGTAATCACGATGCCTGAGTCAGTTAACTCTTTGATTTCGAGTTTCCCTTCGCGATTGAAAAAACAAGACATTCCAAGCATTTGAGTAGCTAGACTCAATACATCTCTGAATGTCATTTTCTTTTCTTTAGGTTTCGTCTCGATCGCATAGTTCATGGATGTGATATCCATGTTTTCGTTTGCTAGTTCTACACCAGCTTTTAGACAGATTTCTTTGATGACTTGTCTGATTTCAGCAGGGAAAGTCAAGTCTGTGACATACTCACCGTTTAACTTGAACATCCCGTCCATGAGGTCAAGCTTGGTCGTGTTGCGGTTTCGGTCGATTTCAATATCATTGATGAAGTATTCACCCATCTTCACCCATTCATAGGTTCCATCGACCAAAAGACCGATTTCAGGGTAAATCTTATCAAGCTTATTGAATGTCGTGATAATGCTTGTAAAAGTAATCTTACCGCTACCTGCACACGTTCCACCAGGCTTGTAAGTATCACCTTTGATATAGCCATACTCAAAACTAGCCTCTTTGATATCGCTCGATTGGTAGGTTCCAACCCTGATAGCAAGAGTACGGTTTTTAGCAAACATAGCTTCATTGAATTTCTGTCGTCTGAATATATCCATGTTCTGCCTACCTTTCTATCAGATTGAACTTAGCACCAGACCAAGGCTTGAGTTCGTTTGTAAACGAATAACTCGGAGCCGTTCTATCACCAACATAAAATGTTTTAGTTGTTTGGCCATGTATTGGATCCGGATAAGACACCGTGAAGAATTCAGGAGTTACGGCATTTAAAAGCTGACTCATTTCTTCTTGAGTCAGCATGCCCCACTCACAATCTAATTTGCGCTTGGTCGTGATACGGTCACGCACCATGTCTCCGTTTGCGTTACGCCCTGTTTCTCCATCGATATCCTGGATACCGACTTGAAAAGATTTGGGAGGCTTAACAGCCACCCCGTTAATGATTAAGCGTGCCATTTTACCTCCCTTTAAATGTTAAGCAAGACTTGTCCTGCACGTTCTTGTTCTCGATTGATTTCTTGGATGGCCACACGACCAAATTCGTGCCCACCGATTTGAATGACGATGTCACCACTACCACTGAAGCCACTTGACTGTGTCAAGCCACCACCTAGAGCGTTGACTACTGCGCCACCAACGACGCGTCCCATGGTTTGTAAGAATCCAGTGTTTTCAAGCGGCATAACAACCTCTTTACCAGCCTCACCAATCATGGCTACGGTAGGACTATCAACGATACCACCACGAGCCAAACGAGGAAGGCTGACATAGCCAATGCTTCCTAGAGATACGCCAGGGATTTTGTTGATCATGCCAATAACGCCATTGATCATACCAACGAAGCCATTGACAACATTCTCAATCGTGCCTAGAACGGCGTTAACTGCGCTCTTGAATGCACCACCAACTGCACTACCGACCATTTGACCTGCGTTCACGAAGATGTTTTTGACTGTGGTCCACACACCAGAGAAGAAGCTACCAATCGTGCTGAATGCATTCTTGACCGCTTCAAATGCTGTTTTGAAGATACTTCCGAACCAAGTGGCTACGTTAGCAAGTGCATTCGTGACGTCGTTCCATCTTTCTCCGAACCAGGTGCCGATATTGGCAAATATACCAGTAAGTCCATTCCAAGCTTTCTGGAACATATCTGTGAACCAAGTGCCGATGTTTGAAAGCGCAGTAGTCACTTCAGTCCAGCGCTCACCAAACCAGGTTCCTAAATCCGTGAAGATGGCAACAATTCCATCCCATGCAGCTTGGAACACGCCAGCGAACCATTCGCCAACCGGTGTGAAGATAGCCACGATACCATCCCAAATTCCTTGGAAGATTGCCACAACAGTATCCCAAATAAATTTCAAAGCTGCTACTGTCAAATCTAACAATCCAGATAAGATTGCAGACAAGACGCTCATGATAGCATCGCCCGTTTCGGTGAAGCCATCGAAAATTTTGCTCATATCACCAGTAAGGATACCTGTGATAATATCAAACACGCCTTTGACAAAATCAGCTATTCCTCCAAATATATCAGCAACTGTGTTGAATAATACACGGAAGACTTCTCCGATATATTCAAGAGTTGGAGCTAGAACTTTCGTTAATTGCTCAACGATAAAGCTAATGACAGGTGATACATACTGAACAACGACTTGATATAATTCATAGAAGCTAGCCATCATATCTAACACCTTTTGAATAAATGGCGAAATATGCTTACTAATCGTGTCCGAGAAACCTTGACCAAGTTTTTTGATAATAGGTTGGATGTGTTCGTTCCAACCTTTCACAAAAGAGCCGATAATATTTGATATGCTTTTAGAAACCAATTCAATCGTTGGGCGATAGTAAGTATCATACAAACGACTGATTGAGTCGACCATATCATTAATTGCTTGTTCTGCACTCTCGAAAATCGGAGCGATGTCAGACAAAGTATTTGAGAAAATCTCAGCAATGCCAGGCATGTTATCTGTAACAATTCGCTCGATACCTTTCATAAGGTCGCCACCGAACTTGTAGCTAATCTCTACAATACTTGAACGAATCGCTAAAATAGATGACACAATCGAACTTCCGATACGAATAGCACCAGTCGATGTAATGACATCATAGAAACCGTCTGCGAACGCTTGAGCGATGTTTCCGGCCGAGGCAAACATATTGCCCGTGTTCTCAAACTCTGCCACTAGAGAACGAATAATACGCTCTTTTTGACGCCCTAGACCGTTTGCGATGCTTTCAGCAAGGAAAACACCGATACCGACTCCAACAGTTGCCAGAGAGCCTGTAATCTGCCCTAGTGCATAAGCGATTTTCTTGTTCATGCCATTGAAGGCATTAACGACCCGTGGATCAGTAGCAATTTCTTCAAGCGTCGTCTTGATTTGACCAAGACCAATCTTGATACGTTCTAGCCCCTCAGCTCTGAATGCAGCAGTGAAACCTTTGCTAAAGAGGTCAGATAGCCCTTTCAGCTTGTTTCCAAGACCGTCAAAGATACTCTTGAATTGGTTATCCATGTCGGTCAAAGCTACTTCTGGCAAGATATCCTTGAAAGGTGCGCCACCGCCCCCTTTGCCTTTCTTGCCTTTGCCTCCACCGCCTCCGCCTTTGCCTTTTCCAGCACCGTCATCATCACCAGAATCGTCTTTCTTACCTAATAGGTTGATTTCATCAAATCCCATTAGACCGAGTAATTCCTTAACAGCTTTCTTGGCTGACTTGGCTGTGTCGTCCAAGTTATCGGCCATACCACCTGAAGCATCATCTGCGTCCCCCATGGCATCTGCTAGGTCGCCTGCACCGCCTGCTGCATCTTGTAGCGACCCGTTCATGTCATTGACTGCTCCGGCTACACCACCGTCTTTTACAGTCGCTTTTTTGTTAAACATTAGAGCGATAAACTCTGCTAGTTTAGCAGTCACATTCTTCAATACCATAGCGAACGAGTTCAAGACTGGCATGACAGCGTTCACGATTGGTAAGAATGCATTCCCTACATTCAAGGCAGCATCTTTAAGTAATGATTTAAACAAGCTGATTCGTCCGTTGACTGACTGAGACAAGGTCGTACCATACTTGGCAGTTGCCTGCTCCAGGATAGCCATTAAACGGATTTGTTGTTGGGTTTGATAGTCGAGTTGGTCCCAACTTTGACCATTTGCAAAGCGCTTGAATGCTTCAGTAGATTGAATCATCGCCACATTGACGTTGATTCCTAAATCTTCTCAATAATGTTATCGCATGGCTTTTTATCCATGCTTCTTACAATTTCTTGTAAGTTCGGCATATATTTTCACCTACAACCGAATTGTTTAGGCGCTTACCACTCGTGGGGATATTTTATTCTGTACTTTTTGGCAAAACAAAAAGCACAGGTTCAATCCCTATGCTCTACGGTGACTAAGCCTTTTTAATTGCTTAGTTTACCTCGGTATCGTCATGTTTTAATTCTTTAAATGTGTACCCTTTATAATGTTTCTTTTCACCATTCAAAACTTTGTCAATAAAAGACCTGGCTGGGAAAATATCTTTTGAAGCATCACTTTTTGATGCGTACTCCCTTATTTCTCCAGTTTCAAGATGAATAGCTATAATAGGAATTTTAGGCTTACCACCATCATATCTCCCTTTATTAGCTTCACTGATTTTTCGTTTTGTTTCTTCGGAGTGTTTTTTACCAAAGAATGAGTTCTTAGAACCTATTCTTTTTTTGGCAATATCGCTCATTTTCTTTCTAAAATCATCATCTCGCTTTTTTCCTGTATTTGATATTGATCGTTTTTTAATGGCTGTTGGGTTATTAAAATATTTTGCGTGAGTTTTATATCTCGCTTTTCCTTTAGCACTTAATTTCTCTTTAGTGCTTTCAGCGAGTTTTTTATCCCTAACTCCACCACTTTCAATATTATACGCATTGTCAGATGATGATATCCAATAACTTTCTCTTTCGTCTAATATGTTATCAGATACTTCTTCTAAAATAGAAAATTGAAACTCTGCTTCTCCAAACGAATTAAAATCATCTTGCATTTCTTTTGAATAATGCTGGTTATGACGAAGTTTATATTTGTGGTCATCGAATCGTCTTTTTAGATTCTTAGATTGACCAAAATAACTTCTTCCTGTTTTGGTACATTTAATTTCGTATATAATGCCCATAATATCACCTCTTTTTACTAAGTATATTATATCACATTTATACCGAAGATACAAATTAAAATTTAGAGTTCTACCGATTTTGGTAAGTTCTTAATCCGCCTATTTCTAAGCGGTGCGACAAAAGTCTATCGCTTCCGTATTTCCAAGTAGACCTGAACGAATCCGCTCCATAACATCGGTAATGCTACGTCCTGAACCTTCAGCTACAACTGCAGATGTTTGTAACATTTTAGCAGTATAGGCGCTCAGTTTCCCTGAATCTTTAATGAACCCTGAAAACAGATTGGAATAAACCGCCCCGTATTTTGTCGCTTCACCAACGCCCATGTTCATAGCGTTAGCGTTATCGTTAACCCATTTTAAGAATGTTTGCGAGCTCTCGCCCATTTGGCGTTTAATTTGGTTGACCGAAGCTGTAACCTCAAGAGCCATCTGTGTCGAATACATACCGACATCAAGCAACTTTTTGCCAAGATAAGCAAAACCTGCGAATTTAGCTAGTTTACCAAAAACACCTAGCATAGATCCTGACTGAGTTTTGATTTTGTTGGTTGACTCTTGCACCTTGCCAGATGCATCTTTGACCCTGTTCTCTACTTCTTTCATTTTGTTTTTGAAAGGCGCAATTTCAGCATCAATCATTACCTTGAGCTCATCAAGAGTAACTCCCATTTATTCCCCTTTCGTCTTAAATTTCCTGTTGTGACTTTCAGCAAACAAGCGCATGCGTTCCTGGTGCAATTTCAACTCTTGAGCTAATCTCGCTTTTTCGACTTGTTCTCTCTCTTCCTGGAATAATTCAGGGGCGTAGTCCCAAACCTCAAGTGGTTTAGCATCTTTGGAGAGTAACAAAGAAACATTATTAGCAATCATTTGCGAAAGCCTGTACGACTCAATAATTTTGTCTTTTTGTTTTTGGATCCTAACACGGTTGTAACTTTCAATCAGGTCTCTGATTTCAAGAACCGTCAAATCCCAAAAAACGAGAGGCTCTCCCCCGATGTCTAAAAACATAGGGTAAAGCCTCTCAACCATTTCAGTTATAGAATTGACCGTAGTCTGTTCTACTCGACTACTTCCAGTTTGGTTTTCTTGGGAGCTTTCTTCTTGCTTGGTTTCTCCCGTGGCATAAAACCCGAAACTTGGAGTAATGGCAAGATAACATCTGCCATGAACGCTGCCTGGTCTCCACCATTATCGACATACTCGTCGTAAAGGTCAGATGTATCTTCAAATGAGATCCCGTGTTCAAATTTTTGAAGCGCACCGTGGGTCAAAAGTAACATGACCTTGAGAGGTGGCAGTGGGAACTCTTCTCCGTCTTCAGGCATAAACACTTTTAACAAGTTAGCCCCAATTTTTTCTTCAACTTTAGTCCCTTGCAAGGAAGTGAGTCGGAGTTTTAACTCCTTGCCCTCGCTGACCTTCCATGTCGTATATGGTAGAGCCATTTAATTAACCTCCAATTCCGTCTGTGAATTCAAGTTCAGATTGCAATGCGATTTTAAGAGTAAACTCAATAACAGAGTTCACACCACCACCGCCAAGTTTAACAGATACTTGACCTTCAAATTGAACCTTAGTTTTATCTGGGTAAGTTTGTTCAAAGAAAAGTTTCTCCTTATCTTCCGCTGCCTTACGCAAAATACGGTAAGAAGAAGTTGTGCTTGAGTTATCATAAGCGAACTTGTACTCAAGTTCTCCTGCATCACCAATACCAAATTCGTATTTTTTCACCTTATCTGCAAGGGTTGTGTTTTCAACTTTTTCAGGTTCGATACCAAATTCAGGCACTTCTTTAAGTCCTACAAGGTCAGTATAAGTTCCTTTAGCTTTTCCATAAGCGAGCTTAATTCCATTTGCTAACATCTATTAATTCTCCATTCTGTATTGATAAACCAATTGTGATTTTAGGTCGACGATACCTTCGAATCGCATCAATTTATGACGCAAGTGTGATGGATCTGGAACGTCCTGACAGTCAGTTCTTCGCAATCCTAAAGATGCAAAGATTTCATCGATTTTGACCGCTAGACCACTTGTACTGTCTTTGTCGAATATATCAACCTTGTAGCGGATATTCGACTTGCGCTCTTTCTCGTCATACCAATCACCTGGCTTGTTCTGTTCTTCTAAAAAAATGACGACTGGGAAGTTCTCCCAATCGTCCGGATAAGTATCAGTCACATTATCTGCGACCTTTTGCAATTCTTTGTAAATTACGGGTTTAATATTAATCATTATATCTGCTCCTTCAGCTTCCTACTAATGTATTTCGAAATACTTCTTGATATACGGTCATGATTGTCTTTCAAGGCGGGGTACAGGTAAGGTTGCGCCGGTTGACCATACATCTTGTAGAACTCACCTCTTTTTGCAAAGTGGTAAGGTCCTACGTTGATTTGGTCTTCATGCACGTACCATGGACTAGAACGATAAGACACGCTCACTTCGGGCGATATACCCGAATGGTTTGCTAGTCCTTTCGGACCTGTTCCAAGTTCGACATAAGCGCCATGGTCTGAGTTTGTGAATATTTCGCTTGATATCTTGTTACCGTTCACTTTCAACCGTACTCTGATGCTATTTCTCAACTCACCTTCATTCGCCGGTGCCCTGAGTTTTGCTTCAGGTTGAACGATTGTCTTACCAGCATGCAATACCGCTTGACCTACAAACTCATTAGTTCTCGCTCCGTAGAGCTTACGGCATTTAGCGATTAAGCTATCTGCTCCGATTAAACCTGACACGTTCTAACTCCAATACTTGATGTTGGCTATACACTTTCTTCGAGATAACCCGATGCGTGACTTCTGTCTTGCTCTCGATACAGACGCCATCTTTGACATTAATATCTGCATCCTTGCTCGCATTCGCATTCAGGATATCATTCAAGCGTTCGCCGTAAATCTCAGATTGTAGCTTGCTACTTGCAGGCCACAATTCAAGCCTTACTTCTTCAACCTTGTCCGTGTACCCTTCCTTAGCGATTCCCTCATCTGTCACGATTTTCTTGAATCGTTTCATGGGATATGGCTTCAGTCTATTCTTTTTCAAAAACATGGCCTGCCACCCTCGCTAATCGATGCATCCGAATACGCTGTAAAACGCCCATAGACAATCCGTTCTCTCCGTAGGTAACAGATATACCACCTTCGCTTCTTGACTGCTCTCCCTCGCTTCCTGAGCGGTTGTAGAGCTCAATTACAAGTTCAGGGATAAGTCTTTCAAGTGCAGGCGTGAGATTGTCCCGATTAGTTTCTGATAAAATGATATTTTCTGCCCGTAAAATCAAAGACGAGAGGACTGCTTCGTCACTCTCGCCCGTCAACGTTTTTAGTTTTCCAAGTTCCATAAGACCTCCTAATCTAAAGGAGTCGTCTCGTCTCCTTGTGCTTCGGTTTCTTCTTCGTCAATGACTTCAATCACATCTGCGATATCAACCGAGAACCCTTCCTTGAGATTATGTGACAGTTCGTCAAAGCGTCCTTCTGTCATCTCAAAGACTTCGTTCTCTTGTCGAACCACTTGCGCTTGCCAATCATTGAACGCTTGCTTGACTCTGACTTTCATAGGTCAGACCTCGTTATTTAACCTTCCAGTTAGCTGAGTCAGAATCTGGTTTGTTGGTTGATCCAGTGATGTCTTTGATAGCAACATAGACTTTATCTTCATAAGTCACTGTGTCGCCTTTTTTGTAATCTGAACCAGACTTCCATGCTTTTGCACGGTTCACTGTTTTTCCTTGAGCTGATTCTTTAGAAGCAGGTTTAGCATCTGCAATTGTGATGATGTATTTTTGGAAATGTTCAAGAACATAAGCGCCTGTGTAGAGCAATTGTTCTACCAATTCACCAAAACGACCAGGCACATTGTCATTGTACTTAGTATTGTCAATTTGAATTGGTGATGTAACGACACCTGGGGCAGTAGCAAGGGCGTTAACATTTGGCAAGAATTTAGAAGGTACTTTGTAGACTGTGTAGTCATCCAATTCACCAACGTATCCTTTTCCAAGAACCTTCTTGTCTGCGTCACCTTGTGGCAAGCGTACGATTTCAGACTTGATAGCTTTGTAGAAACTTGGTGTCACAAAGAGCAAGCGTTCTTTAGTGATTCCGAGCTCGTCCAATTTTTCAGAAACATCAAGAACTGCATTGTAAGCGTTGTTTGCGCCTGCTGTTTTGCTCATAACCACATTATCACTTACGTTTCCGAGCGCTGCATCAAAACGAAGTTTGTCAAGGTATGGAGCGACTACTTCGGCAGCCTGACGAGCAATCACATACTCAATGTTTACTTGACCATTTGAGTCACGTTCGTCCAACTGGTCAACGAAACGGCCCCAGTATTTTTCTTCTTCAAGAGTGTAGACCTTTTCTTCAACTTCAACGTGGTCAAATTCATTGTCTTTGTTACGTTTGTAGTCCTTAAGCTCGGTTGTGTTACCTGTTGCAACTGTGAATGAGCGACCGTTTAGAGTTACTGCTTCATTTGGTGTTAAGAGTGGTGTTGCGTATGAATTTACCGCAAGGACATCCTCGATAATTCCAAGGTGTTTCTTGCGTGATTCTGCTGTGTTTAATGCTTCAAATGCCATTTATTTTTACCTCATTTTTTTATTTTCTAGCGCAAAAAGTCCTGTTTCCATTTTTCGGTGACTTCTTGCTGATTTGTTGGCGCAGTCTTGATAGGTGCGCTACCTTTCATTCGGTCAGATACACCTTTCTGCACTGCATCCTCCCACGTTTTCTGAATGCTTGCAACTGATTCAGTTACAGCTTCAGCGTTTGACAAATCAACCACGGCTACTAATTCAACTGGTAAGCCACGTTCGCTTAGCATTGCCTTAGCTTCTGCGGTCAATTCCTTGCGAGCAATAGCTTGTTCACGATCGGCCAATTCTTGCTCACGCTGATCTAACTGATATTTCTGTTTCTCGTCAGCGTTCATCTTGGCAAGTTTCTTAGCTTCGTTTTCCTTGGCTTCTTGCTCAGCTTCCCATTTAGAGCGCTCGGCAGATAGCATCTTACCGATTTCAGCACGAGTGAAAGTTCGTTCGTGCTTTTCTTCTTGTACTGTATCAACATTTTCTTGAGTGTCGACAGTCTCAGTTGATTCAGTAGATACAGTTGCATTGATTTCTTCTGACATAATTGTCCTCCAGCGATTACGTCGCCACTCGATAATCTCGCTTTACGTCCGGCGACGGAACAGTACAGCTTTTATTGTCATCAGTACAGTTTGGACAATCAAAAAACCGCATCAATTCTGATACGGTTAAGTAACGATATTAAGCAGCAGTCTATTCCTGCTAGTCAAGATGTCGGATCACCTACTTTCTATTGCTAAACTCTTTGATTAGGCTACTTGTAAGTGATAAGCAAAACGCTACAACCATCAAGAATACTAACCAACCAAGTGCTATAAGCACCCATTCCCAAATGAACATGTTTCACTCCTTTCTATGCCCCCTCTTGAGGTTTAGCGTTCTTTTCCACCCATTTTTTGAAATCATCAAATGTATCCATCTTTTTCAATAATAGATACTTCTCGACTTCTTCAATAGCTTTCTCAACAGAATTGTCATCGAAACAATAGCCATTAAGCGACAAATCAAAAATTTTATTTTTGTTTTTCTTATCAACAATCCATAATTCCTCACCATGCCAAGCACTCTGTGGATCGTAACATTTCTTAGATTGTATCTCAAGACCGTTATTTTCAATCAATTCTATCAGCTTTTTGTACTTGTTCATCAGATTCTCCTTTCTGAACACGAAAAAAGCACTTAGATTTCTCTAGGTGCTTAATTAGATTGTTTCAAGTTTTAGTGTTTTAAGGTATTCTTCCCATTCACGATCTAAATCCTCAACAGTTTTGTTCTTGTTCTTTTCATGGACAGCATTGAAATCAATGTTGTCATCTTCGCCTTCTGGCCAAGTGTAAATATCTTGTTTTGTCATATCATTCAATCCTTCCAAATTCAAATTCAAACACTTCAGAAAACATTTCAAGCGTTTTCTCCTGTGCCACACTTTCATTATACCCCATTTTTTTAAATTTATCAATTCGATTGACATATTGTTCTTGTGCACTGCGTGGAATTCTTTTGTTAGGTCTTGAATACCAATACACGCTTCCGTCGTGGCCTATCGTCAATCCATATTTGACAGTATTATTTTTGCTTCGTTGTTGCAATGAAGCAAAGTCACTGAGCGAAGGAGGATAACCAGATGGATGATTGTGAATCGAAATAAGGCTTTGTTCTAGGCTCTCTTTAAAAGCCTTTCTGACCTGTTCGTTATAAACTACACCTTTTCTCTTTCGAGCCTTGTTCGATAATGCAACAACACTTCCAGTCTTCGCATCAAGCAAATAGTAATCTTCATACGGGGTCCCGTTTCTATGTTGTAACATTTGTCTCGAAACTCTAGCGATAGAATCAGAAAGATGTGAAGTCATTGGATGTTTTTTTAATTTGTCGACAAATTCATCACTTCGGACATAGTCTAAGTTCGCTCCATATTCCCCACCGCTCAACTCACGTTCTCGTGGTTTCTCAACGTATTTATCGTACCACTCTTTATAACTCATATCAGCAGGAACGTACTCGACCTTTCCTGTTTCAGGATTTCTAGCCCTGCGCTCGAGCTTGCTATAGTCGATATCATCATCGTGTGCGATAGTCGTAGACCTACACCACGGATGCAAAGGTGGATAGTTCACACCAGGAACAGCTTTGTCCGTATCATAGACCTTGTTGTCATGCTCTTGGCAAATGTGAGACGTGCGCTTGTCTAAGACCGCTACAAATTTGTACTTTGTAATCTCAGCATCTTCATAGCTGAGCAGTTCCATCTGGTTATGAAAGAACGCTGATTCTGTCCGAACCAAGCGCCTAGCTTTATTCTGTCCAACTTCAAAACGTTCTGCGATGGCTTGAGATGTATCTCTTACACTTCGACCAGTCATGAGACTTACCAGAAGCTCCTCTTTCACGCTTGAAGCAAGCGCCCCAGTATTTGACCATATTCTGTCTGAATAAGCCTCTCCTGTCCACTTTAGGCCTCTCAGGCGTTTGATTTCTGTTTCAGGTAAGTCAGAGAAGCTATAAGCGAGTCCTGTCTGCTGCTGCAAGTCGAAAGTAGCCTTGTAGTAGCTATCTTTCATCAAGTCGCTGTAAAAGGCATCTGAGCCTGATTTTTCAGAATGATAGATAGACTCACGCATACGGTCTAAATCATCGCTCAAACGCTCTAAACGTTTCATGCGATAAGCATAAGCTGGACTGTCTAAATCAGCAATCAACCGTTGAATATTCGGGTCATTCGGTCGAGCTTCAAGAACCTTGCGAAGTCCATTCAGGTCCTTTTGGTCTTTCATGTTCTTTAAGACATGACGAGCATCACGCTCGCTCAAACCATAATCACGCTGAAACTTATCAAAGACCTTATTGATTTGTTTATCTAGATAGGTTTTTGATTGCCTGTAGATATCATCAAACTTGTCCGCTTGCTTCTCAGCTTTATCCATCTGCTCATAGATGAGATTAGCCTTCCTCTTGGTCCAATACTCCTCGTTCTTCATCTGTCACCTCTTCGTCTGGCTTCGTGTTAGCCTGATTAAAGAACGGCACACGCTCCATATTCTTCTCTTTCTCTTCTTCGAGTTCTTCTAACTCAGCATCAGGATCTTCAACGAATGGCAAGAGAGAAATAAGCTGACGAAGTGACACTTTGCCTTCAAGATTATTGATGACCTGTGACAACTCGAGCAAGTTCTTAGGCAATCCACGACTGAATTGTGGCACGATTGAATGCGCCTCAAGAGCAATCTGCTGCATGCCCAAGTAATGAGCGAAGATAGCAATCCGCTGACGGATACCACGCTTGTAGTTTGCTTCTTTGGTCTTAGTAATCATCTCAAGGCCTAGCAGCTTAAATTCCATGGCTACACCAGAGCTATTACCTGCAAAGTTCTCATCTGTTAGATTTGGCACATGGCTAAACGTGTAGATGTCTTCCTTCAGAGCTTTACGCAAAATTTCGGTCGCGTTCTCGTCCAAGGCGTTCTTCAAGAAATCAGCTTTAGCGTCCGTTGGCAATTCCAAAAGGCCTTCTTCAGCGAGGATACTCATTGCCTCTCTAGCATCTTCAAGGTTGTCAGCTAACTGCGCACCGTACAACACAAGAATAGACTCGACTGCTTGTTCTTTATCATTGACACGATTACCCATCAATGAATTATAAGCATCAATCAAGCTGATCTGTTGTTCATAGTCACCAATCGCAAAGTGATTGTTGCGATACTCAATGATTGGAACCTGTCCAAGATTGTGAGGTTCTACTTGTTCATTCTGTGTTGTTCCTGTGCTTGAATCACGCAGCACAATGTGGTAATGCAGATTTTGAGTAAAGACTTCAGCTTGATACTTAGTAGCATCCTTTGCATCATCCTTGATTTCGTAGTAGTACACTGCAAAGAGAACCTTGCGTTCAATACTATCATCGTAAACCAGGAATACATTCTCAGGATCTACGCTAGTCGAATCAAGTTCAGTCAATCCTTCCTTGGCATAGATGTATTCGTAAGCACGTCCGTAGATAGACATGTTCAATGCGTTCTGTGTATCTACCTGGTCAATCTCAGCACCGTCAAAAGCTACAAGCAAAGACTCGATATCGCCTTCAGCAGTATTATTGTACTTAATAGCATTGCCCATGAAGTAACCTGTGGCGGTGTCCGAAATATCCTTCGCATGATTGGCTACTGTCTTAAAGTTTGGAGCGTTCTTGTTTCGTCGCTCATGTTTTAAAATAGCATGTTCGCCCATGTAGTAGCTTTTAAGCTTCTTCAAACGCTGGCGTTCTTGTGCGTGTTTCTGGATCAGCTTATAAATCAATCCCTTGTTCAAAGCTGTTTCGTCATATCCCTCTCTCGGATAAGTTAAAATCTGATACATTTAATTCCTTTCTATAAACCAAAATCTGACCGTCTGCGAACAGTAGCTTTGACACCTTCAATACATTGAAGACTATATCGTAATGCGTCCATCAAGTGGTTGTTCTTATCTTCTGGCTTGTTCAACCAATTACCTTCTTTATCACGTTGATAACAATAACTGTAAAATTCGTCCATGATATGTTCACAGCTCGGATGTACATAAATAGCGTATCCTTGCAATTTGGATACGCCTGCCATGATACTATCCTTTCCTTTCCTACTCTCTTTGATTCGAGATATGCCGTGTTCTGACCTCAATTCCTCAATTAGCCGTGACTCTGCACTATCTGCGATGATTGTAGAACGATGATAACCTTTATCCTTTATCATCTTAGCGACTTCCTTAGTTATCAGACCGACTCTGTACGCTTCGTCAAATATGTGTATTTCTTTTGTTTTGTCGTTTATCAACGAGCAACACAAAGCGGTTGGATCGTGAGTAAAACCAAAGTCAAGGCCGATGCACAACTTGTTATCAGGGTTTTGTAGCAACTCGTCTTTGTCAAATTCCTTGACAGTCACGTTGTTGTAGATTAAACCTTCAGCGACACCCCACTCGCCGTCGCATACGATTCTCGCACGTCTCGGATTCGTATGATACAAATCTTCATAGCGTTTGATATCGACTTCATCAAGCCACTCGTTACATCGATAAGTAGTCGTCATCGAAAGCGTATCGGCTCGTTTGGTCTCTTCGTCAAAGAAGACGCGCTTGAGCCAATGCCTCTCATTCCACGGGTTAAATGTGACCGTGATTTGTTTAAAAAAATCAGGCACATCTAAGCTACCACGGATAGACTCTACGACTGTACTGAACTTATCTTCGGTTTCGATTTGATACGCTTCCTCAAACCATGCCCAGCACAGTATACCTACATCTACCGTGATAGATGTGATTTTAAGTTCATCATCCAAACCGCGGAAGAGAATCTTCTGGCCTGTTTCTTTGACCGTTATCTCAGGCAATGACTCGTTGAATTTGAATTTATGAGCGACTTTTAGTTGGTTAGCTGCCCACTTAAAATCCGTGTAGGTCGATTGCTTGTTCGTGTTTGAGTATCTACGAATGACAAGTAAGTTAGCCCATGGGTATTTTAAAATACGGGTAACATAATTCAAAGCAGTCGTCTTCGACTTCTTCGAACCACGGGAACCCTTTACAACTCGATAAAGATTTCTCGATCGCCAGAACTGCCCGTATCCAGCACCTACCATCTTCGGTAGGTCTACGACAATATCGTTCTGTTTAATCTGGTATGTCTGACTCATTCGCAAACACCACCGTTCCAGAAACGTCTGCCTCTACCTTGTCAGTCCAAAGTCTGTGACGTTTTCCTAAAAGTTCAGCAGCTTTAATTCTATCTTTAGCTCCGACATCGATATCAATAACTTGTTGTCCAAGTTCGCCGATACTACAGAGGGTCTGTTCTTGAGTCTCCCCTCGCATTACTGAAGTTAGATAACCTAAGACCTCTTGCTGATCTGCAATCTTTTCAGAATCAAGCTGTTTCAGTCGTTCATCTATATAGGTTTTAATCTTAGGATTCTTTAGTAATTTGTGACCTTCAACACCTGCCACTCTATCGCTAGAAGCGCGATAACCCGCTTTCTTATAAGATTCAGTCGCATTACCTGAGATGATGTACTCATCTGCAAACTTCTTTTGTTTTATCGTTAAATCATTCAATTTTCCATCACCTCCACTTCTTGAAAAATCAAAAAGCCACTCAAAGAGTGACTTAACGAGAGGCGACTACTTACCTCTATCAGAACCAATAGTATATTGTTACCTTTTCTTTTTTATTTTGTTGTAGTCATTAAGGCGACGGTCGGAATCGAACCGACGGAGCAAAAAGTTTGTTTGGCTTACTTTGTAAAATCAATAGTGTAAAAAGAACCTTTCGTCGCCGTAAAGGGCATTACGCCCTTCGGTAAAAAAATATATAGGAGCTTATCAGCCTCTTGCTGACAATATCATAATATCACTTTAAAACTATCATTTACTATCATTATTATCAAACATTTTAGAAAGTTTGACTAGAGATTTATCTCTTGCTCGTTGAATGGTGGCTAGACTACAATTTAACTTTCTTTCGACTTGATTCCAGGATAGGCCATCGATATAAAGTAAGCGCATCACAATATTCTCGACTGGGTCATCAAGGTCTTCGATAGCTTTAATCAATTCCTCTTGCTCTTTATATAGTCGCTCGATTTCTCGATACAGTTCTGCGATACGATCAATAGCTTTGATATTCATTTCTTCAGTCCGATTATCATTACTTGGACTTTTTGGCATACCATCAAAACTTTGTCCTTTAACAATACCAGTTCTTAGATTGATAATTTCATAATGCAAGGATTGAATTTTAACATTTTTAAATTTTAGCTTCTTGAGTTCTTTCTCAATAGTTTTTCCCAAGCTTCTACCTCCATTCCAAAGTATGAGCAGATATCTTCTAATGCAATCCTTGACGGAATCTTTCCTAACTCCCAGCTAACGATAGAATCTCTACAATACCCTAATTCATGACTCAATTCTGTTTGAGTTATTCCTAATTCACTACGTCTTTTCTTTAATTCTTCTGCGAATGGGTTTGTTTTCTTTTTCAAAAAAAACTGTGGTTTCAGATTCATTTTTTTACACACAGTAAATAATTTACTATCCGTCGGTTGTACGATTCCTTTTTCCCAATAATGAACTACTTCAGGCGATACTCCAAGATATCCAGCTGCTTCAGACTTGTTAAAATTTTTAGATAATCTCCACGATTTGAATTGTTCAGCAAATGTCATTCTGGCAAATCCTCTTCTTTCACGAATGAACCATCAATCCAACGCCCCTTACGGTCTTTGATTTCTTGGTAAGCAAGTTCAAAACATTCATCAAAATCATAACCAAGATTTTTCAGATAACCAATGCAGCGTACTAGATTGTGTCGACATAATTCCTTACTTGCAAGATTCTGAGATAACTGAAATTCACTGATATTAGCATTCATTAAGTTGAAACAATCAAGTACATCTTTTTTACTGATATTCTCAGACTCTTTAAAAATCTGATTCACATCTTCCTTAATTAATAAGGCCAGACCGACAATCACGACTGCACAATCTCCAATGCTGTCCTTCATAAGTTGTTCGTTCTTTTTGAGATAGCCAGCGCATAGCTCTCCAAATTCTTCACTAAGCTTTAATGACTGCTTGTCTAGCCGCCCACCGTTTTCAAGGTCGCGATCAATAAACCATTGCTTGACATTTTCTAGTGTGCTCATAATTCAACCTCATCTCCAATCTCTACTCTTTCAAATTTCTCTTCACTAACCACAAACACATTCCCGTTCATCGTGATAGTGAATAACTTTCCGATTTTTCGTTTATCTTCAACCTTTCCCGTAATCTGATACTTGCTATCTGCATGATAGACAAGCAAGGGTTTCTGTGCTTCACGTTGCATGAATAACAAGCACGTAGCGACAAGCGACCAAGCGAGAAGAATGCGAATTAGTGTGTTTTTCATTACCTAGTTTCTCCCGTAACTTCATTTCGCTCCACTCTTAACTTAAAAGTCCTGTTATCGCTCATATGCGCTATCGTAATTTCTTCACCCCACTGACTTTTCGTGTATGGATATCTGTTTGGTCGTGTCATTCTGTTACCTCCTACTTTTCGAGCTTCTCAATTTCACGTTCAACTAGTTCTTTACGTTTTTGTAATTCTTCTAATTTTTGGACTTCTAATGCTTTTTTAATGATTTCAAGCCGTTCAAGTTCATCTTTGAATTTATTAAGTGAATCAACCTTTCTTGCATACTCTCTGAAATTATGTGCCCAGTTCCATTCTTCCCAACCAAAGCTATTATTTAGCTGTTGCACTAAATCGTTATATTTACATCTCAAATCAATATTGACTTGACGCTGATTTAGCAATACGAATACTGCCATTACTAAAACTGATACACAAGCTAAGAACATTAACCAATACATCAACTCTATCATTCTTCCACCTCCTCAATCTCAATACCTTCGCAATCGAACACCCAGCCAAAGTTGGCTTGTTCTAGTTGTTTTCGGGTGAACTTAGTTTTAAATCGATACCACTCACCGCACCAAAACATTTTTCCATCTTCTTCGCACAATATCTGAGCATGGTTTTTATAATTTCTCGCTTTTGGCATGGAAATGCGATACCGCTTCTCTTCCTCGACCTCGTAGCCGAAAAGTATAGCTTTTATCAATCTTTTCCTGTTTTTTACAAAAATAACAACATCTTCCGTCAAGTCTTTCATCTCAACATTATTATTATCTGTAATGTGATGTCCCCAACCTGCTCTTGATACATAATATAAAGCTTTTGTAATATCTGAGTCTCTATCAAAATCAAACGTTTCAAGAAATTCTGCCTCTTCCTCAGATACTTTGACTTTTTCGGGTTCGTCTAGTTGTTCCAAGTCTTGTAGAAAAATTTGACGGGCTGTTTCTGCTCCTGGAGCATCCCATACACCTTCAAGTTTTTTATACTTCTCAATCAATCGCTGTACATTCATTTTCTAACTCCTTTTTAACTTTTTTAAAAATATCTATCAGTAATTTTTGTGGGATATTTGAACGCTCGTTGTAAGAACCTGAAAATTCTCTTTTAAAATCCAATTCATTCGGTATTTTCTCATTCTTCAATTTCAAATCAATATTCCCACTGAAACGTGTAGGCTTGCTTATAGGATAATCATAATTATTGTATCTTGTATGGTTTTCATAAGGAAGTTCAAATCCAAGTACAACCTCGATATACTCCCACAATCTTCCATAAGCAGGATTTTCAATTATCCAAAATTTTGGTTTATAGCGTTTTATAATTTCTACTGTATTGAACGCACATAATTCTCCATTTATGCGTTTCATTAGTTGTTTATCGGGATAGTATTGATAGTTTTCAAAGTCGCTAGCGTATCTGATAGTAAATCTTGATAACGGTATTTGTGGTTCAAACAATCCATCACCTTGTTCTTGTTTCCAACAAGCGTTTCCTCTATCCATCGCGCTCGCAACACTCCAACTTTCGCATGGTGGGCTAGCTATGATTAAGTCTGGCTTAGGCAACTTGTCAAGCGTATCAAAGAGCGTGTTGTCTCCAAAAAGTCTTGTGTAATCTGCTAAATTCAAAGGTATAAAATGATTGTTCTTGTTTTCGATATCAATACCAATCGGATACACTTCAATATTCGCCCCCCCCGAACTATTAAGAGTTTTGATAGCTTTGGTATACGAGCCATTTCCACTATCAAATAGTGCCCAAACTATCATCTTCCAACTCCTTCAACTGTTCCTTATATTTTTTTATCTTCTTTCGCCAAAAATCACGTTCCGCTGACCTCATTTGTACCGACGATTTCTGACTTGGTTTCTTCAGTTCTTCGACTTTAGCTTCTGCCACTTCGATTGAATGTTCTAGCGATTCAATCATGGCTTGTTTAAATTTCATTTTTTACTCCTAAATTTGTTCAAAAAAAGTAAGTGCAACCGTGCAACCGATAAAAAACAAAATATAAAAAATAAATTTCAAGAATCCTTATTTAATAGGCTTTCTCTATTATTACTATTTTTATTTATACTTTTTTAAAAAAATAGGTTGCATCGGTTGCATTATATAAAAATAGTCTAAAAAAACCAGTATTATCAAGGGTTTAGGGGTGCAACCGTTCTTTTAATTTATCGGTTGCATAACGGTTGCATGCAACCGTTCTTTTTGAAAAGTGCAACCGATGCAACCGATAGAATTTCAAAATGCAACCGATCTATTTTTTCTTAATTCGCTTAAATCCTTTAGTATTTTTTCCACCAATTCTGAACTGACCTTTTTGCCATCCAGGATGATTATCCATAATCATATTGATTTTAGTTGATAATTTTTTGTCATTTGAGTTTCTCATGAACAAGTTATACATCATCTCACGAGTTGAGACTTTTTCCAGTTTTTTAGAACCAGCTTCAAACTCACTACTGTTATCAAAATACTTACTAGTATACTGATGTTGCTGCTGAATAGACCAACTTGACCAATGTTCAGGAATAGGCATTTCCAGATATTCAAGCACTTGTAATTCAACTTCATCACGATACATGAATGTCTCACGATAAAGCTCTAATTCTTCTTCAGTTTCTTTATCAAACATCAAATCAGCACCAGCACGATAGATTGTGACAGCCTCGCCCCAAATTTGTTCGATTGTTTCAGGTTCGATTTCCATAGGGTGTTTTTTCTGATTTTCGATATTTGCAAGCACAGGAAGAAATCTACGTTCACCTGTTTTATCTTTCAGGTATTCTTTCTGATTTGTTGTGCGTGCGAGTACAAAGTTTTTAGCGAATTCTTCAGTACGCTTCATGTAAGGTTTGCGGAAACGTAAGCTAGTTTTTGAGATAAAGGCTTTTGTTTCAGCAAAACTCATTCGGTTACTAGCAACCATTTCATCGTCATTTACAATCAAAGATTTCAGCATGATGTCATAATTATCTTTGTTTGCAAAATCTGTAACTGAATCAGTGTACCATTTACCACCCAACTTTTGAAGGAGTGAGGTTTTCCCAACACCTTGACCACCGACTAAATCCAAAACGTAGTCAAATTTAACAAACGGATCATACACTTTAGCAACTGCACCGACTAACCACATTTCAGCTATCTTTGAGATTAAAGGGTTATCATCGGCACCGAGATAGACTTGTAGCATACGGTCAATTCGTTTGCGACCGTCCCAATTTTCTGCAGCTCTTTCCATATAAGCTATAACTGGATTGTATGACCTCTCTGAGAAGAAGGTTTCCATGCCGTCCAGCATCGCTTGGTTTGAATAAGCAACTCCTAAGACACTTTCAAAATAAACTTTTACAACTGAATCAAAGTTAGAAGGTAATTCGCCTTTTTTAAAGAAGGTGTTTCCTATTTTGATATCCTTTAGTAGTTCGTGTTCTTGTGAGAAATCATTATGCTTGAGATAGAGACTTAACTGGTCATCGGCTTTAAACGATGCCAATACATTCATTGGACTGTTGGCCTTGATTGCACCTTTATCATTTAAAATCATCTTATCTTGTGAATTAATACTTACTACATCACCAATCGTTCTCACCTCCTATCTTTCTTTATCATACTTTCAACAGTGCGCATCATTTCCTTTTCAGGCAAAGGATTTTGACTATTTGCATTTGCTAGTCTAGCTAGTTGAATAACTACTTCATCATCTACTGCTCGATATAATAGACCACCTACGAAACTTGCTAGTTTATCATTTCGCCCACCTTCATCACCAAAACCAAGAGCGATGGTTTCAAAAAGGTCGGTTGTTTGTGTGCGATCTCGTGTGTAAGACCGCCTAGCTAAGTCTCTTAAACCATCTGTACCGTCATATCGATAACCATGTGTCTTACCGTATGTTTTCTTTATGGCTCTGATTAAATCTCTGGAAGGTGTTACGATTGTTCCACCTTCCTTTGATTTTTCCAAATCCCACTCATACTGCCCTTTATCGGTTGCAGATGGTGCGACCAACACATAGTTATTTTCGTGAGCTTTAATATCCACGCCTGGTAAGAAACCAATCATCTGTGTGATAGGTTCATCCTCTCTTTTGAAATAGAATAGATGTTTCCCACCACTAGCAGTTTTAGCTTGTAGAGTTGGTTCAATCAGTTTTAAGTATTCCCAGTTTTTCAATGACTCAAAACCATTCGATTTACCGTGTTTATCAATATCGATAACAAAGAAGTTAGTTGTTTTTAAAGCGATATTGGCATTAGGAAAGCCATCCCAAAAGGTTTCAATTTCACTTGCAGTCATGGCAGGTTTATCAGCGAATTCAATCAATGGCATTTTGTTTTTTGGATTGATTGGAATGACTGAAAAACCTAATTTTTGATACTGCAAGGCATAGTCTTTCATAGATGGCATATCTTAACTCCTTAATTGTTAGAATGGCAAGTCATCGTCTGAAATATCTGCTGCTGCCATTGTTTGCATTGTGTCTTCTTCAAGGTCATAGTTACGGTAAACTTTACCTTTGCTTTCTGTTTCAGTGATCACTAGGTTGTAGTAAGAACCAACTGCTTTGCGTTGAAGCGCTTCTTCCAAAGCTTTACCGTCTTCTTCGTCACCTTGCATATTGTCACCAGCAAGAACCAAAGCCTTGATAAAGAATTTCATAGTACGTTCTACTGACCATTTAATGTCTTTACCTTTCCATTCAGTCAATGTTCCAAAAGTAACGTATTCAGAGCGACCGTCATAATCACCACCACGGATTTCGAATTGGTAGGCTAAACTTTCCCATCCGCTTTCTGCGATATTGAAAGTCGCTTTTTTCAAAATTACTGGATAAGTTCCAGCAGGGATTGGTGCAGGCCCGTTTGCGCTGTCTTTACGTGGGTCAAAGCCTTCTTTTTTGATTGATTTTGCGATATCTAATAAACTCATTGTGTTTCTCCTTTAATTCTTAAAATAGTTCTTTAACTGCTGCATCTTCTTTTGATTCTACTGCTGCAGTCGGTTTAGTGTTTGTTGTTTCAGTTGTTTCAACCTTTTTAGGTTTAGCAGGGGTAAGAGCACCTCGTACGGTACTTAAAATCTTCAAGATTTTCTTATCATCAACCTGGTCAGCGTAGTAAGATTTACGCTTACGGTCAACTTCGCGGTTGTAGTTACTTCCGATTTTTTCGGTATGGATCATCAAATCAGAGTTACCATTGATAAGGTTCACATACTTATCTTTCAAACTTGGTTTATCCTTGGTTGCATTACCGTTATCATCATATTCAGAGATTTGTCGACTGATATAGATAACATTCATTGGTAAGGCTTTAAGGTCAATAACCAATTCGGTAACAGCTTGATTAAAGAAATCATAACCTTTCCCGTATGGAATTTCTGACAAGGATTTAAAGCGAGGTTTTCCAGCTGGGGTTAATTCATCACAAACTGCAATCTTAATCATTTCAATGACATCATCGATTACATCGACTACAACCGTTTCATAAGAATGTTTTTGTGTTTGAAGTGCCAGGAGGATTTCGCCTAACTGCTTGATAACCGAATTAGTAATTCGTCCAGAGGTGTCTTTTTCATTCAATAGTTGAATACTTGGTACGCTGTTAGCTTCTGCATTTCCGTCCGTGTTTAATACAATCGGATTCGGAAACTCATTTGCAAGATAAGACTTACCACTCATGGTTTCACCATAGATGAAATAGTTGCGAGGTGTGTCCTTTGGGATTTGTGGTTTGTTTTCTGGTAATTTAAACATTTACTTCTCCTTAAACTTGATAACCTTCTGGATATTTTGTAGCTAATGGGCGATAATTATTATCAGCAATTTTGCCACATTCTTTGCAAACCATATTTGGAATTACGTTGCGATGAAAGTTATCATCATCATATCCGTCCATTCTAACAACGTGGTTACAATGCTCGCATTCATAATCTGCAGTAAAATCTCTGCGATGTTGACTAATAATTGCTTTAATTCTCATTTAGTTTCTCCTTTATAATAAAATTCAATTACATTTACATCATGTTGCTGGCGACTTCCTGTTATGCGCCAAAGTAACTGTCGATAATCATCGTATTCTCCAGAACCTTCTTCGACTGGATCTAGTACGACAATAGTTTGGTATTTATGTTGTAGGCCATCAACACCTACACCTAAAACTTGACTGGTAGCAACTACTATCTGATTATCAAGTCCTTCTTGGATGTCTCCAGTCCATAGCCCGATGTCTGGATGTCTTTCACGGATAACATTCACAATCTGTTTAGACTTGCTGACAATCAACATATCGTGTGGTGCTCGTTCAATTAGTCCGTCAAGCTCTAACATCAAGGGGGTGTCTTGATTGACTGCTCTTAATTTAGGGAAGTCAACATCTACACCAGTTTGGTTTAGGTAGCGCTCGAAGGTGTTTCTCCCAAAAGATTGTTTCGCCATGGCAGTCTTACCATTTACTGTGACTAAGTTTAACTTCCTAAATTCAGCAAGTTCTTCTGGATTGCCAGGAGCAACTCTCTTTTGGTAGAATTTAATCTCAAAACCGTTATTTTCAACTGCATTTTCGATTTCTTCGATTTCTTCCCATCTAAAGAAGTTTGGTAGATTTGAGACATAACTTTCATAGTCTCTAAAATCTTCCCACTTCTCTTTTGAATAGCTGAATGGATCATAGACCATTTTTCCGTGAGCCTTTTGCCAATCAAATTTATTGTTAGGTGTTGCCCATCCGAAAACAATTTTTTCTAGTGGGTAGAAGTTCTGCCCCTTTTTTCTGATTGGTGTTGCTGAAAGACCTATCGTGTATTTGCGCTTTATTTTGCGATATAAGGCTACTTGCTTATCACTCGACATATTCTGCCACTCATCCACAATCAGCACATCACAGTCTAATTTATGCCCCTTTTTGACTTGATTTTGAAGATACCTATCTGTTTGAATGATAATTTCAACATCTTCATCAAAATTCATAAACTTGACTGCATCTATCCAACCATTAAGGATTGCAAGTCGGTTATTGGTAATGATGATTTTTTTAGCTTTTTTATGTTTAGCGATAGCAAGCGCACAGATAGTTTTGCCTCTGCCTTTAACCTCCCAAAGCTTCAAGAAAAATTCCATTTGTTAATCTTGAACTTCGGGATACTGCCTCCTTTTGCCATTTTCTTAAAATTATATTTGTCAATCTTTTACCTCCGAAACTCTTTTTCCAATATCTTGGATAACTTCTTCAATGTCATTTCTCATTGCATAGAATAGTCCAAGTCTTGCTGCTGCTCGTATGTCTTGGTGGTGACTCTTTTCAAACTTCCAAAGGCCTAAGATTTTTAAAAGGTCGTCTGGAATATCTGACTTGTATCCACCGTTATATTGAAGTATGGCTTCTGGATAACATAACTGGATATATGCGATAGTTTCTAACACACTGTTATCTTTTGACCTGTCATTATCTCTGGATCTAAACTCTTCGACAACCACTACATCAAAATCAAGTGTGTCTCCGATATCATGAAACCATTTAGCAAAACCCTTCATGCCATATTCCACTACCCAGCTATCAACCAACCTTGCATTGTCTAGTAAGACAATCCCTGTTGTTGAAGTTTCAATCTTATTGGATGCTGGGTCGATTGCTAGAATTTTCATATCTTCTTACCTAATACTTAAATTCTTTCTTTCTACTAGACTTGCACCGACAATTTCAAGACCGTTCTTCAAGTCTTCTTTAAGTCGTTTTTTATCAGGTTTCCAAGTTGCCACCTTGTAGCTTTCAGGAAGTACCAATTCATCAACTTCAACTGCTTGAGATTTTCGGAATGACACTTTAAATAGTGGTGTATCCACTCGTTCATGGCCAGTCAGCTGCATGCTTGTAGAAAGTGTTTCTTTCAAGTGATCTTTCTTCTTTTCATCAGCCTTATTCAATTCAGTCAAGCGCTTGATTTCTGCTTTGCGTGCTTCCACATCTGATTCAATGTTTTTGATAACCTTGATATAGTTTTCGACTTTTTCTTCGTAGTCGCTATTCCAGTCGATACTTTCAAGCGTATCTAGTTTTGTTTCTTCATCTAATTCCAAGTTGTAGATATCAAGGAATTGTCCTGTTAGTTCGTAAAGTGTTGCCATTATTTCGTAACCTCTTTCATCAATTTATTAGCTTCCTTAATCAGCAAACGCATAACGTTGCTATCTGTTTCTTTTTCTGCTGCTCTTGTCAGCATTTCCACCCACTCACGTCTAGTATCATTTTTCCAATCAACCAACTCTGTGAGTGCTTTTGTGTGATTAAAGTAAGGTGAATAGTCAAACGACTTATCTTCCAAGCGGATACATTTTCCTGCCTTGATGTCTTTGGCTAAATTTGCCCTTACATTGCTATTTGTTGTTCCGACAACCTCAGCTACTTCATCATAGGAGGCATCGGGTTTATTCTTAAAATATTCCCTAATTCGTTCCGCTTGAGTCATTTAGTCATACTCCCTTCCTTTGAATTCATTCTTTAAATCCGTGCTCCCACATTTAGGGCATTCAATGATTGGATAACTATCAACATACTCGAATGTATTCCCACAATCACGACATCCACATTTCCATATATAGAGGTTCATTTCATTGCTCCTTTGGATATGGTAGAGCAAGTAGTTCAGGTCTAAGCCCTTCTGGTTTTTGTGTGTCGTATGTAAATTGACGGTCACAGTTGCGAATATTCATGCGTGCGATATTGTTAAACTGATTTCTACCTTGCTGATAGACTTCAATAATCATTCTGTCATGTTCTTCTTGTTCTTTCTTTTTCGCTTTTGCTTTCTGCTCACTATTCGCAATCAATAACAATGCGATAAATAAGCAAGTCATGATTGCAGCAAGTCCAAGAAATTGGCTTGCTAAAGTTGGTTCTGTCATTTTCTATACCTCTAGTAGTTTCTCCAGGTCGGCTATGCGCTGATATAAGATTTGGTTTTCTTCTCGTGTTTCAATCAATTCACGGTTCAAGTCTAATGTGACTTTTCTCCAGTCTTGATTGATTTCGATTTTGGTTGTTTTAAAAAACCATTTTGTAAGTTTGTCTAATAACTTCATATTTAAACTCCCAATTGTTTTTCCTTTTTTAGATTTTCCAGCATCTCTGCTAGTGTTTCTTTTTTAGTTCGGTAACGATTTCTGCTTTTCCATTTAACGAATAATCGAAAACCTTCATAATTGATAAACACTAGCTTGTGTGTTGGATTGTCAATAAATTGCTTAAAGTCTGGGTGATCTCGCATTTCTTTCGCCCATGTTTTGAGAGTTGAAACTGTCAACCCTTCCCACATCTGGCAGAGATGTGTATAATCACCATGAGTTGCTTTTTCGTTAATTCCTACTGGCTTGTAAGTAATTTCTGTTTTAGGCATAGATTTTCCTTTCTTTTTGTGATATAATTCAGTTAGTTATTTTAGTAAGCTCCTGACTTCTGTTAGGTGCTTTTTTGTTCAGTTATATACTGTTACTGTATAGACTATCTTGCTTGTTCTATCACTAGAATGTACAGTTGACTTCTCGACTGTTATATCTGCCGTATTATTGGCCATTTTGAAGAACAAATATAACAAACATTCTCGTAAAATTTTTAATCTTAAAGGAACAGTTAGAAATCGTTTAATTTCAAGTTCAACCTGCCCCAGGTTTATATCGTTCATGTTTGCTCCTTTCTAATGTGGTATAATGATTAATAACAAATATTATCTGAGGTTAAAGATGTCCCGATACACAGATTACAAATACGCTTCTAACATATTGAAAGAAATCGAAAATAAACCAGAAAAATATCTCATTATTCATTATTCGTGCGAAAGCTTCTACAATCTAGAAGGTAAAAGTCCAAGAATTGCATCGATATCCGTTCGTCAATTTAATAACGCTCAAACGAATAACTTTTCAATTCATCAATACTCTGAAATGTTGAACACCCCTATTACAGATGAGAATTACAGAATTATCGAAAAAGAATTGCTAAAAGATTTCTTTGCATTTGTCGATAAAAATTCCGATAAAACTTGGATTCACTGGAATATGAGAGATAGCGTCTTCGGTTTCAATGCTCTAGAACAACGATTCAAGGTTCTTGGTGGTTCACCGGTTGCTATTGATAACGACAAGAAAATAGATCTCGGTCATTTATTTAAATTGCTATACGGTGGTAATTACATTGAGAATCCACACATTGAAAAACTACTACATTTGAATAATTTCAATCCGAAACAATTTCTTACCGGCAAAGATGAAGCTGAAGCTTTCGACAATGGGGAATACGTTAAACTCAGTATGTCAACTTCGAGTAAAGTTAATCTGTTCTCCACATTTATTACACATGCTATCAATAAAACATTGAAGACCAACGTGTCTGTATGGGCAATCAGGGGAGTATCAGTTAAGGGGCTTTATTCCACTTTTCAAGAAACAACCTATGGACAAATGATTCTATGGATTATAAACCTTGTCCTAGGTGGAATAATCGGTGCAGTAATTGCAAAATACATCCAATAACAGACTGTTCAGAAAGTAGTTCTAGCTTCTTCTTGGCTAGTTCTACTTCTTTTTTTGCGTATTCTATAGAAATTAGAGTTGGGGTATCGAACCAATCTTTTTCTAAATAATACTTTTTCTCATGCTCAGACATATAACCAACCAATGATTGAAAATGCTTTACGCGTTCATGAAGATGTTCTATATTTTCTTTCATTCTGTCCTCCTTTCTTTGTTGTTGTTTTCGCAACTTTTGGAGTAAAAAAATACTGCTAGAAATCTTCCATCTTGACACCTAGCAAATCTGCCAGCTTGCTTGCCTCTGAGAATGTAAAATCTCGCCCTTTATATCGGTTGATTTTCATGCTAAGTGTAGACTTATCCATCCCTAACTTGTCGGCAATATCATTCTGTTTCAAACCTTTAGAAACGATGATACCTTTTAAATTGTGGTATGGTTTATCCAGTACTAGTGAACCTTCCATAGACCTCTCCTTTCTAAGTTGTCGTTTTCGCAACTTTATTTTATGAGTTAAGTATACACTTTTATTTTTTCGTTGTCAACAACTTTTTTTAATTTTTTTAAAATAATTTGCGTTAACGAAACTTTTATGGTATTATCATTATAGAAAAAGGAGCAACAACAATGATAGGAAACAAAATAAAAGAGCTTAGAAAAAGCCATAATCTAACCCTTGAAGAGTTAGCAGATATATTGAACAAGGAATATCCTGACACTATCAATTTTAATAAAGGGAAAATTTCAAAATGGGAAAATGATAGAGAGGAACCTAGACTCTCATCTGTCAAAATCCTTGCTGACTATTTCGATGTCCCACTAGATTATTTTAACGGCATTGATATTGATCAGGCTGAAATTCTAACCATCTTCAACCAACTAGATGAAGATAGACAAGCAAATGTAATCAACTATGCTACCGTTCTATTAAACGAGCAAATCAGCATGAAGACATCAACAGTTCTAGAGAAGTACAAAGACGATGACTACATTATAGACTATGTTGAGGGATTGGTTGCTGCAGGACACGGTACATTTCAGGAAGATAATCTTCACATGGAAGTCAGACTCAGAGCTGAGGATGTGCCAGAAAGCTATGACACCATCGCTAAGGTGGCAGGCGATAGCATGGAACCACTCATCGAAGATAACGACTTATTGTTTATCAAGGTTACCAGTCAAGTAGATATCAACTCAATAGGTATCTTTCAAATCAATGGCAAGAATTTTGTCAAGAAACTAAAAAGAGATTATGATGGTTCTTGGTACTTGCAAAGTTTAAATAGTGGATACGAGGAAATCCACTTGTCAGAAAATGACGATATCCGAACTATCGGGGAAGTTGTCAGTGTATACAGAAATAGATAAAACCCATATCCAAAGAGGTTATGGTCAAGGAAGAATATAAAGCGTTATTAAATTAAGAAAGGAGAAAGGAGAATTGAGATGGATTTAGAAAATATGAAATTAAAGTATACTTGTCCACATTGTAACAAAACATTCTTATTAACATATCACACCGATCGTTGTCTAAAATGTGGAACACGATATAATCCAGATGAAATAAAATCGATTTTTCATTCATTTGAAAGTCATGTAGAAAATAGTGGGTTTACTCAATCTGGAGAAGCTTTACAAGGATGTGGGCAAGCACTACAAGGCTGTGGGGGTGTCATTGGAGGAATCGGATGCCTGATTATGTCACTATTTGTATTGATACCACTTCTTCATTTTATTTTTTCGTTGCTGAAATAAAATAAAAAAATCCCCACACTCGCCTGCAAGCTAGAATGTGGGATGTACTGTATAGAAAGAATGGCATTAAAAAGCCCTCTTTTATATACCCATTTTACCAAGAAATGAGGGAAAAAGCAATGTGGATGGAAGAATTACCAAACGGAAAGTATAAATTTTTTGAAAGGTATAAAGACCCTTATACTGAGAAATGGAAAAGGGTATCTGTTACTCTTGACTCTGGATCAGCCAGAGCGAAAAAGGAAGCTCAGAAATTACTAGACGAAAAGATAGAAACCGTACTGCAAAAACTGACCACTGCTTCTGCTCTCTTCCATACAGTCTTCGATGAGTGGTGGGAATTTCACCAAAAACAAATAAAACTAAGTACGTATAAGACTATGTTAGCGACCTACAATCGAATTTCCGATAAAGTTGAAAAAGGCACTAAGATAGAAAATATGGATGTCCGATTAATTCAAAGATTACTTGATACTGAAGAATGGACGTATACTCAAAAATACCGTGTAAAATCCGTTCTAAATGTCTTCTTTGACTATGCTATCGACCAAGGATTTATTGAAAATAACCCTGCAAGAAAAGCAAAGTTACCTCGAAAAAAACAAAGTTTGCAGCAGATTAAAAATGCCAAAGATAAATACCTTGAACCAAAAGAATATAAAGCAATCTTGAAAGAACTCTATCGAAAAGATATTACTCTGAGATATGCTCTAGCGTGTGAGTTTATGATTTTAAATGGTTGTCGTGTTGGTGAATTGGCTGGCCTTACACTAGACAAATATCATAAAGAAACAAAAACACTTGATATCCACACAACTTTCAATCGATACATACCAGACGATGATGGACCTAAAACATTTGCTAGTTTTAGAACAACGCTTCTCACTGAAAGAGAAATTGAAATTCTTGATCAGATGATTGAACTTAATCGTTTAAGTGAATCGACTGATAAGAATTGGTTTAAGAGTGACCGTATATTTGTCACAAATACAGGTAAGCCGATTCATAGTTCTATCCTAAGTAAGTCACTTCAAAGAGCAAATGAAAGACTTAAAAAACCAATACCAAAACATATATCTCCACACATATTCAGACATACTACAATTAGTATTTTAGCTGAAAATAAAATCCCATTAAAAACAATCATGGATAGAGTTGGTCATTCTGATTCAGAAGTCACTACTTCTATCTATACCCACGTTACCAAAAACATGAAAGATGAAGCAATCAATGTTTTAGATAAAGTTATGAAGAATATTATTTAAAAAGTTTTGCCCCTTTTATGCCCCTTTAACAAAGAAAAAGCCCTTCGGATAAAATCCGAGGGGCTTAAAACGTTGTTAAATCAACGATTATTTTTTAAGGTTGTAGAATGATTTCAATCCACGGTATTCAGCTACTTCACCAAGTTGATCTTCGATGCGAAGCAATTGGTTGTATTTAGCGATACGGTCTGTACGTGAAAGTGAACCAGTCTTGATTTGTCCTGCGTTTGTTGCAA